GTGATTCCTTCAATATCCCCCTTATATTTCTTGTTGATTCCCCCGGCCATCTTACCGGTAAAGACGCGGAACTTAAGAAAGTAGAAACAGGAAGATGGAAAATAGAAGGAGACTATCTTATTATCTATGATACAGATGGACAAACTATTCTAAAGAAGTTCTTACTTAAAGGAGAGCAAAAGAAGGCATATTCAGAGAGGGTCCCAGTGGAATGAGTATTGTTACTAAAGGACTAGGAGGTTATTCTCTAGTTACTCAAGGCTATGGCTTTCTACAGTGGATAATTAAAGTTATCAAGAAAATTATCACTAGAGTTATTCCTAGAAGGAGAAAGAGATTCAGAAAGAGTTTTAAAATCTTTGGAGATAAAGTCTTTCCTTTTAGAAGTAAGATTTCTGTCTTTGGAAATCCTTTTTTCCCTCTCGTTCTAGAACTCCCAATTTCAGGATTCCCATCTCAACTTTTCTCAGATAGCTTAAGGTTAATAGGTTTTCCTTCTTTTAAGCTTTCTCGATCTTTCCTCTTGAAGGGCATTTTAAGTTATCCAACCAAGTTAGATCTTAGTCTTAGAGGTGATCTAATAGTACCCTTCAAAGAGGAATTAAGCTGTCTAGGGAAAAAGGACTTTGCTCCTATCTTATGGGAGTTGTTAGATGATGAAGAAGAGTTTAAATAAAAACATTTACACTTTAAAGGATAGTGATTCAAGTTGTCTGAAGAAATAGAAGGAATTTGGGAAGAACCTTCTTTCGATTCAGAGAAATATGTACCTGTTAGTACTATTAGGGAAATCCTTACCTCTTCTCCATTCTTCCAACTAGAAGAGAAAGAGAATAAGTTAATTATTACAGGAGTAGCTCTTTCGGAGGGAGTATGGAAGAATGTTCTCTATCCATCAGAAGAGATAGCTAAAGCTGCTAAGAGACTTACGGGGAAACCCTTGAAAGTAGAGCATGGAATGGATGAAGAATTTAAGGACAAGAGTGTAGGGAAAGTTTTAGATGCACATTATGATAAGGACTTAAAAGCACTTGTCTTTAAAGCAGAGGTAAGTGATCCTAAAGCTATTGATTACATAAAAGATGGAACTTTTCCTGCTGTCTCTTGTTCTACTTGGTTAGACAAATTCCCAGTCAACGAAGAACAGAGCATTGGTTTTAACTTCAATTTTAACGAGTTATCTCTTGTAAGAAGCCCCGCCTGTGACAAGTGTTTTATATTTAGTGTAGAAGAGTTAAGTAGGAGAATTAAGTCTAATAAAAGTTTAAATATAAATAGAAAAGAAGAAAGAATAGGTGAAGTAAATATGAATGAAAACAAAGAAATCTCGGAGACCCAAGAGGAAATTACTGAGGAACTTGAGACTGAGGAACCTCTTGTTGAGGAAGAGGAAACTGAGGAAGAGTTTGACCTTTCTGAGGTAGAAGCACCTAAGCTTTATGCTGTTCTAGAATTTAACAACTTTTCTGAACTCTTAGAGGAACTAGGAACAAAGAAAGTAGTGACTTACTATTATGGCTATCCTTATCCTTACTATGGATATCCAGCTAAGAAGTATCCTTATCCGTACTATCCTTACTTCAATATACTATGGTTACTATGGCTATCCTTATCCAGGAAGATATGGGTATCCTTATTATCCTTACTATCCGTATTACCCATACTACCCATACTATGGTAAATATCCAATGCCTAAGTCTGAAGAAGAAGAGAGTAAAGAGGAATCAGACGAAGACTTATTAGACTTCTTAGAACTAGCTGGAGATTACAAGGCATTTATGAAGAAATGTATGAAAGAGAAAGCTGATGAGATTCCTGATGTTGTTAAGAGAATGAAGGCTTGTGCCGAAGAATGGAAGAAACAACAAAAATCTGAGAAGACTTCTGAAGAAGAGAATCCTAAAGAAGAAAAAGAAGAACACAAATGTCCTGAAGGACAAGTCTGGGATGAAAAGCAAGGGAAATGTGTACCTAAGGAAGAAGCTAAATATCCTGCACCACCTAAAGAAGAAGAGGAGAAGAGCTCCGAAGAGACAATTGAAGAACAAGCAAAGGAACTTACAGAGAACTTAAGTGAAAAAGAGGAAGCTCCTAACGAAGAACCTAAGACTGAAAATCCTGAGGAGAAAAAGAAAGAAGTTAAGAAAGTTGAAAAGGAGGTAGAGGATGTGAAAGAGGAAGCTAAAGAAGAACAGAAAGAAGAAAGAAAAGAGGAAGTAACAAAAGAGGTCAAAGAAGAAGTCAAAACAGAGGAAGCTAAAGAACCAGAAAAAGAAGTCGAAACACCCAAGGAAGAAGCCAAAGAAGAGGAGAAAAAACCTAGTCCTGAGGAAATAGAAAAATACGTTAAGGAACATTGGGCTGAAATTCTCCGAGAAGAAGCTCTTAAGAGACAGGGTCTCTAAATTTCCTTATTTATCCTCAAAAAAGAAGAGTGGAAGATATGGAAGATAAAGACTTAGAGAAGGAAGTAGAGGAATTAAAGAAGGCAGTCGAGAGTTTAATAGAACTGGAGAAAATAAGAATTTCTAAGGAGATAAAAGCCCCAAAGAGAGAAGAGCCTAGACCCAAAGTAGACAAGGAAGAACTTAAGAAAGAATTAAGTCAAGTCCCACTAGGAGAATTAGTTGTTTACGCTCTTAAGCACGATCTAATTAAGAGACTAGGGAAAGGAGAATAGTTTATATATAATATCTCTATTTCTATCTTCAAGGTGAAAGGTTAAAATGAAAAGTCTAGAGGAACTGGCTTCAACAATAACTACTTCAGACATAAATGAACTAGTACCTAAAGTTATTCTCGATGAAGTAGAGAAAGCTGCTAGAGCTAGAAGATATGGTAGGAACTTAATCAGAATTAATGATGACCTAGTAAGGACTAAAGGTAGATCTATAGTCATAGGAAGAAGGGGAACTCTAACTGCTACTGATGTCTCAGAAGGTTCAGAGTTAAGTTCTTCTAAGATAAGTTATTCTTCTAACACAATTACTCCCACAAAGAAAGGAGTAGCAGTACATATAACTGAAGAGGCTATTGAAGGCTGTGAACTCAACTTAATTAGAGATGCAGTTGAGGAAGCTGGTATAGCCTTGGCTGATAAAGAAGATGCTGATATCCTTAAAGCACTATTGGACTATACAGAAGATTCTCATACATTCGCAACTGCAGGAACTTGGACAGTAGGACACCCATTGGTTTGGGTAGATGAGACAGAGTCTAATATTTCTTCGGTAGACTATGATGATGGTAAAGTAGTAGCTACTGGTGCTTGTACAATAGATGCGAAGTATTCAAGTCTAACCAAGACTAACTTCACAGAACCAACTACAAAAGGAACTCTCACTTATGAGTCTATCCTTGATGCTGTTACAGCGATAAGAGCTAGGAAATGGACTCCTAAGTTCATTGTAACTCATCCTTCAACCCTAGGTGGAATCTTAAAGTCTTCAATGTTTGTCGATGCAGCTAAGTATGGATCACAAGAGCCAATAGTTACTGGAGAGATAGGAAAGATAGCAGGACTTAAAGTCCTAGTAACTACTCAAATACCTTCAAGTGTAGCCCTAGTAATTGATCCTAACAGAGCTGGTTGGATGGCAATAAGAAGAAAGTTAGATATGAAGAGATGGGACAATCCTGCTACAGACTCAATAGAGCTCTACTTCTATGTGGAATATGGAGTTAAACTGACAGACAGTGATGCAGTACAATTCATTACAGGAATAACTTCTAAGTCAGCATAAGCCAGTTAGTTTCTAAATTTATTACTTTTTTAGAGAAAGACTCTTAAGTAGTTTTTCTCTTTTATGTTTGTTTTTTCTCTAAGTTTTTATATTTTACAGTCATTAGATACTAGATAGGAGACTAAACTATGTATGGGACTGCTCAAGATGTTAGGGATTTACTTGGTATAACTATTGATGATGCAGATGACTCTATACTAGAAGAGTTCTTAGACAAAGCACAGAGAGTTATCTTACATTATATTCAAGTAGAAGTACATGATGAAGAGATGACAGGAAATATAAATGGAACAAATAATACTTTTGTAGCCAAACATCCTTGGCCTGCAGATACTAACTTTGATAAGGTAATAGATACTTCAGACTTTAAGATTTATGGTTGGACTAAAGCTAGTGATCCTTCTACTAAAGTAGAGTTAAGTGTTTCTACCTTCTATCCCCAATTTGCTAAGTTTGTTCTTACTGAAGCTCCTTCTACTACGTATAAGAAGATTACAATTGATTATTCTTATTATACTAAAGCAATAGACTGGGATTTAGTCTCTTTAGCTACTTGTTATTATGCTGGTATGTTATGGGTTGCTAGAGAACTTTATCTAGTTCCTGAAGACTTAACTATAGGGAATGTAAGAGTAAGAAATAGACAACCATGGGAAAGACTTAGAGAAGAGTTCTTGAGAATAGTCTTTCATCTTACTAAGTTACCTATGGATAAAGTCTCTTATGAGAAGATAATGAGATCTCCTAGAAGACCTTGGAAGTATAAGGGACCAGGGACTACTTATGAAGTTGAAATTAAGTCTTCTTCTAAGTATATTAAGAGTGTGACTTAAGTTGTTCAAACTACCACCTAAGACTCAATTAAGAAAGATTCTAGGTAAAACAGTTACTTTAAAGAAGTATACTTATTCAGGTACTGAGGATGAGTATGGTCAGAAAGAGAGAACTCTAAGTGATTCTTATTCAATAAAGGCTGAGATACAAGAATTAACTTCTGAAGATTTAGCTTTTCTTCCTCCTGGTCTTGCTAATATCGGAGATGCATATGGATACTTCTTACCTTCCTATTTAGCCAAAGGAAAGACTGTAGAAATAAGTACAGAAGATGAAATAGTTTGGAATAATAAAACTTGGAGAATAGATAGAGTAGAAGATTATTACTATGGAGATAAGATTTGGTATAAGAGAGCTTTTCTAAGGAGAGTGATTTAATGCCTAGAATTAAAGTAAGTTTTAGAACCTATATTGAGATGGAAAGACCAGCTAGACCTTTTCGCTCTTTAATTCCTGCAGTTTATGAGGCCTTCTCTCGTTTTTCAGAGATGATTTATCCAGAGGTCTTAGCTTCTTGTCCTAAAACAACTTATGATCCTAGGAGAAGACCAGGATGGGTAGCATCTCATATTAAGTTAATGTGGACTACAGGAGCTAGAGGAATAAGATTTAAGACTATAGGAGTACCAGGAGGAAGTATAAAAGGTTCTGATGCTTATCATGCCTTAATGGCTATTTACTCTCTAGAAAAAGGTTGGAAAACAGGAGTAACTTATAGACCTGTCTCTAAACAGGCAATGACTTTCCCATTAAAAGAAGGACAAAGTTTTAGAAATCCTAAAGTGGCTGCAGTTCCTCCTTGGTCAAGAGGAAGAAGAGGTAGAAAACCAGCTAAGACTTGGGTAATTACTAAGAAAGTTACTCATTTACCTGGACAATATAAAACAAGAAATCCCTTCATTACTAGAATCTTTAAGTCTCATTATAGAGATTTACTTTCTCTCTTTAAAGAGGCTAAGAGAGTATTAAGGAGGAGAAAGAAAGTTGTATATCGTTGATCTTAATAAGCTTCTAGTAGAGACTTTAAGAAACAATGTACCTAATCCTCATGGTAGTGGGAATTGGATCTATATTGGATATCCTAGAATGGATGTTACTTTTCCTAGGATCTCTGTTACTAATATAGGAGGAGACTTAAGTCCTATTTCAATAGGAGAGAAGGTAGAACTTACTTCAGGTACTTTTGGTCTCCTTTCTCGTTTAGATTATGATATAGATGTATGGGTAAAGGTTAACGATAGAGCTACTTTTAATTCTATTACTTATGTAGGGACTAAGTTAAGAGACTACTTAGCAGATGAAGTAATTAAGACTTTAGAGAATAAGAAAGAAGAGATAAAGAACTCTAATGAAGAAATAGTGGACATAGAAGTTAGAGGTATAACTTCTCAACCATTAGATGAAGCTAATATGTTACATAGAAAGACTATCTCTATTTCTGTTTCCTTTATTTGGACTAAGACTTGAGAGAGAAGTTTAAATATAAAATTAGGAAATAAGTCTTAGGTGAAAGAAGAATGGTCTTGTATAAAGGTTGGAACTGTAAAATCTATAGATCTGATTTAGGAGTACAAATAGGATATGCTGACTCAGCCTCAGTAGATATTGCTACCAACCTAGAGCCTTACTATGAAATAGGTTCTAGAACTCCTGCAGACTTAATAGCAGGGAATCAAGAAGTTACTGGTTCTATCTCTAAGGCCTGGATAGATACTAACTATCTTCAATTGGTAACAGGAACTTCATCTTTGACTGAGTTTGATCTTTGTTTTGAAGTAGGTTCTATGAAAGTCTATGTATATGACTGTAAGTTTGAGAAAGGCTCACTAGATATCCCACAAGATGGATTCCTGAAAGAAGACTATGACTTTAGAGGAAAGTCAATAGGTTTAGTTTCAAGTTAAACAAGTTAGAATACCCAAGTAAGGGTAGTAACTCTAAGAA